CACTAATAGCGAACGATGGTTATGCAGCATCTTTTCAGAGCATGGGGCAATACCGCAAAGCATTGTTGGCCGCATTAGATACCGTATCAGAAGACAAGGAAGACAAATGAACATTGAAGAACATCTCGCAGGCATGACCGATGCCCAATTGATCGCAGCATTCAAGGAAGCGGAAAGCGATCTGAAAAAAGCCGCAACGGAGCAACCGGAATCCGAATGGCATCAGTCCTGCTTTGCCGGATTGCTAGTGTTCGCTGGCGAACTGTCCAAGCGCGGAATTCGCCTCTCTCCGCTGCACTAGATGACATATCCCAAGATTTAATCAAGAAGTAAGAGGAGTAGTAAGCAGCATGCAGCAACCTGAAACACTGCGCGAGTTGTTAAGTACCGCCGCGCATCCCCTTTGGAATGGATTGACCTATGAACGGACTGCCAAGCGCAACATCGAGGAATTTATTTCCATCGTCGGCAACCTGCCGCTGGACGAGGTAACGACGATCACGATGGACGCTTGGCGAGCAGATCGGGAATTGGAAGTTGGACCTGCCACCATGAACCGCAAGCTAACCAACATCCATAGCCTGCTCAAGTTTGCGATGGATCGGGAATGGATAACAAGAATGCCGAAAATGCCCTGGCAGCGGGAATCGGAAGGCCGGATTCGCTGGATCACCGAGGATGAGGAAGCCCGCATGCAGCAGTTGCTTGAAACTTGGGGAGAGCATGAAGCCGCAGCATTCGTGACCGTCCTGATCGATACGGGGATGCGGCGCGGCGAACTGCTACGGTTGCAGCCTGAATATGTGGATGGGCAATGGGCGCGGCTATGGAAGACGAAAACCAAGCTGGCCCGCTCCGTTCCGCTGACTGATCGGGCGAAAGCTGCGCTGTCGGATCGCCTGCCTTGGCGCCTAGACGAAGTAAAGCTTCGCAAGGTTTGGGATCGGCTGCGCAAGGACATGAAACTCAAGGATGATAAGGATTTTGTTCTGCATGCGCTGCGGCATACGGCGGCAACTAGGTTACTACGGAAGACTAAGAACGTAGCGCTTGTGCAGAAGCTATTAGGGCATAAGAAGATCACGACAACGATGAGATACGCCCATATTGATGATCAAGATTTGTTGAACGCAGTAGTAGGCTAGATTAATTAGGGAGTAGAGGGAATGAGCGATTTATCTGTAAAACTTGAGTGGGTGCTAATCCCGGTATTTAGCACTCTGACCGGGTACAGTGAAAAAGCCGTGCGCCGCAAGATTGAGGAAGGCGTATGGTTGCAAGGCAAGCACTTCCGGAAGGCCCCGGACGGACGCATAACAATGAACCTTCAGGAGTATTACAAATGGGTAGAGGGAGTGGCGGCGTAGAGCTGCGGGAAAACAGCATCCGGATTCTGTTCACCTACCAGGGCAAACAGAGGAAGGAAACGCTCTATCTGGATAATGCCCCGCTTGCCCCTACTCCGGCAAATGCCAAGTATGCCAAGCGGATAGCGGCAGAAATCCGGCAGAAGATTGCAGACGGTGCCTTCCAGTATGCCGATTACTTTCCGCACTCGCCGCGAGCCAAGGAAGGTAAGACGGGCGAGAACATGCTTTTTGATGTTATGGACAACTGGCTCAAGCTTTTGGAGCGTAAGTCGTCCACCAAGAAGCAGTACAAAACGCGGCTGAATAGCTTTTGGAAGGCGCATCTGAAGAACGTCCCGATTGCCGAGGTCAAGTATTCGGACATCCTTGAGGCGCTGAGCAAGGGAACCTGGAAAAGCGGGAAAAGCCGGAACAATGAGCTTTCCATGATCAAGCAGATGTTTGAGTTCGCTGTCCGCGACAAGCTAATCAAGGAAAATCCCTGTGCAGAAATCGAGCGGGCAACTTACCAGAAACCGAAGCCTGATCCGTTCTCCCAGGAAGAGGCCGAGGTGATCATGCAACACGTTCGCCAGCACTATGGGGAACAGGTCGGCAACTATATGCAGTTCATGTTCTATGCTGGCCTGCGGACCTCTGAGGCAATCAATCTCCGATGGGGAAACGTGGACTTCCGCAAGCGCGTCGTCAAGGTGGACGGTGCCAACGTCTACGACGAGGAAAGCGATTCGACCAAAACCGGCATCGAGCGGCTTGTCAAACTCAACAGCCTGGCACTGGAAGCGCTTGAGCAGCAGAAGGCATTCACCTTTCTGGCCGGGAATCACGTTTTCCACGATCCCAAGACCGGGGAGCCGTGGGCGTATTCCAAGATTACGGATGTGCGGGGATTTTGGCAGACGGCGCTCAAGCGGTGCGGCATCCGGTATCGGCGCCCGTACAGCACCCGGCACACTTACGCCACCTTGGGGCTAATGTCCGGAGCAAATCCGGCATTCCTAGCAAAGCAGCTCGGTCACAGCCTGGAGATGTTTTTCAACGTCTATGCCGACTGGATCAACGGTAGTGACGATGATCGGGAGATGGCAAAGATTGAAGCCGCACTTGGTCGAGTTAACCCCAAGTTAACCCTGAAAGTCGGCTGATGGATTGGGGTGTGATAGAAAAGTTTTGAAGAATCAAACACTTATGCGTCTGGCGGAGAGAGGGGGATTCGAACCCCCGATAGGCTATTAACCTGCATCACAGCTATCCTTGGCTTCCCCGCCATTCCCACTCCATAGTGCAGCTTCCCCGGCATTCCCCGTAAAAACACAGGGATTATCCCTGAGATTATCCCTGAACGCGGTTTAGCACCCGTAGCGCTTCTGCCAGTTGACAATCTGATACCGCCCACCACGAGGCCCGACGAGGCAATCGGATGCAATCGCCTTGGACGGATGCCGGAACTGCCATGGCGGAACCGGCGAAGCGTCTGCCCATAGCCCCTTACGGCTGGCCTTCGCTGCATTCTGGACAGCCGGCAGGGACTTGTCTTTATTGTAATGGACATACACCCATGCCATTCCCTTTTCTACCTGCGCCCGGTTCGCTTCCACGCCGGCACAGGTCACAACCGCAACCGTGCGGCCGTAGCGGTCGATGGCCTGCGTCTTGTACGTCGCGTCCTTGCCAAAGCATATATCGGAAAGTGACTGCTTGGAGCGCTGGCCGAATGCCTGCTTCTTCTCCGGCGCATCCACGTTCGCCAGCCGGATCTTGACCGGCTTGCGGTCAACTAGAAGCGTCATCGTATCGCCGTCTGACACGCCAATGACTTTGTGAGCGTAGACAGGAGCCGACAGGAGGATGGCAGAGAGGATCAGGATTTTTCGCATGCTTCAGTATAATGCACGACTAATTAAAGGAGGTTAAGGATGAAGGAAGTTAAAATACCAATGATCACAGAGCCAAGCCCCGGACAAAGAACCACAGCCGTTCTTGCTGTTTGCGGCAAGTGCGGCATGGAGATTTACCGCGTGATGACAGCGGAGTGTGATCGTTCGGACTGCCCTACGGGGCTGAATGCGCCAGTTAATCGCTAGAGGCTTGCAAACTTCTGGCTAGGCTTCGGCCCGACATTCCGCACGCCACGGAACCAGCCATGACACGATAGGCACTGGAACCGCTGATAGCTGCAGCTGGAGGTATGTTCCATCCCGCGCCGCTGATACGACTCGCTGCCGCATTTTGGGCAAACTTCGGAGTTGTCCGGATTGTGCAAGCCGTGGTTCGGATGGCCCTTGATCCACGGTACTAGCTTTTCGTATAGGCGCTCCAGCAGGCGAACGTCTTGGACGTTGTAGGCAACCATATTCCGCCAAGCATCCGGATCGCCCACCATGCACTTAACCCACAGGCTATGCCCTTCATGCTCCACCTTGCCACCGATGCCTAGCTTGTCTGACACATAGGCCAGCTTGTTGGACGGGAAGCGAAACCGACGCTTGACGACACGGAGAAGGTCTATCTGCTTGGAGGGCGCAGGAGGCGGCAGACCTTGAAGCAGGAAGTCTTTATTTAGCGTCGGGATGTCGAAGCGCTCGCCGTTGTAATGGACAATCGCATCGGCTTCGCTCATGAGTGAGTGAATATCCAGAACCATCTTGCGCTCGCCCTGGCGAATTGTGCCAACGTGGACTTCCTTTTCGCCCAACCATTTGGCAGCCCAACAGAGCGTATAGCCGGATTCCATGATCTGCGACAGGCCGACATTCTGCTGCCACAATCCCCAAACATGAGCTAAATTTGGAGCCGTTTCGATGTCCAGCAGAAGAATTTTCATTGGCGCGGCCCTTGGTGCTCACCGCACCATTCGGTTGAATCCATGATCGGACGAACGGAAAATACTTCGCCGTCGATCACCATAGGAATAGCCGGGTAGCGCTGACATATATCGCCATCCAACTTGAAGAACCGGCAGTTTCCGCAATACTCCGCTGCCTTGGTGCTGCTTTCCTGCTTCTTCTTTGCCATTGCCGCTCCTATTTGGATGCAACGCCTTTAAATTTCTCGAGCGACCTATACCCGCCCAATCCAAGCAAGGCAAACAGAACTTGGAGCGTTATCGTCGTGTCAATAACCGGGAACGGGCCTATGTAGTGGAGAATGACCGTTGCCACGAATCGCGCCATTGGCTCGAGAATCGCCGCGTACAGGAGGGCAAATCCACATACCCAAATGATGAACGGGCGCCCGCCGCTAACCAACAGGCTCGAGCTTGCCGCTTCCACCTTGTTAATATCTAGCTGCCCCTTGGCGAGTTCTGTTTCCGCTGTCAGTTGCGCGAGTTCTCCAGACTGCTGCATCTTGATAAGCTCGAGTTTTGCCTGTGCAGCTTCCGTAGGATTGGGCCATATGCGATCAATTACTTTGCTGCCAATCTCGAGCGCTGCCGTTACTGGATCAAGTGCCATCGTTCTTGCGTTCCTTAAAAATTTGTGTAAACTGCATTTGTTGGTGAATGCGCAGGCTGATGCGCGTGGATCTGAAGGCCCGTTGCGGGGACGCGGAACTCCGATCGAGTCATAGGCCCAAGCCACGGCAGGTCCGACGAAACCGCGAGTGTCGCAAGACATCTGGACCACCATGCCGGAGATCAGCGCCGGCCACCAACTACCCTTCCTCCATCATCTTTGCTAGCCGTTCGGCTCGATCACCTACCTGTTTCGCCCAAAGTGATGCCAGCATGCCGCCCGCCGCGTCCGCATACCGCCCATCCTTCATTGCCGCCAGCGTGTTCTTGAAGCCGAGCAGCTTTTCAATGCCCATGTTGAACGCCATGTTTGCTAGGACTTGCTGCCTCCTGTCCGACATTCCGCGCCACCAGGGAAGCGCCTTATCCAGCGCTGCGCAGGCTGCATCAATGTCCGCGCCGAGCAGCATCATTGCTTCTGACTTGTTAATGCCGACATCAGACAAGTTCCGGCCAATGCCGATGCTGATCTTTCCCCTTACAACGTCGCCTGGCCTCAACTCCTTGCCCGTCGCGTCGTCGTAAGGCTTCAGACGGAATGCTTCGTCTATGTAGAGTTGGTTCGCCAGTGCGTCTCTGTTCATTTCTTAAGCCTGTCCTTGATCAGAAAGAACGCTTGCAGAAGGATGTAGAACAGCGTTGCCGCCGCTACCCATTTCTCAATCGGCATGCCAAGCAGGTAGTTTGCTGCTGTGACCGCCACGGGAGGCGCGGCTTTGGCGGCTGCTGTAATTTCATCTTTCATGGCGCTTCCTTTGAGCGGACGTAAAAAGCCCGCACTAGGCGGGCCGGATTGGACAAAACCAAGATTTACTCTATCGGCGGCTTGATGTTGTTAACGCAATGGTCTTTCCAGCGCCAATCCAGCGCGCCGCAGATCAGCTTGCAGAGGATGCAGCGTCCCTGCTTGATCGCCTTCCCCATGCGAGATGACAGCGTTTCGACTTGACCGCCTAGAATCGTGTTAATGAGGATGTCGAGCGCGACGAAGATGCGGCGCAGGTAAGTCATGGCAGCACCAGCGCCGGCATTTGCGTGACTGCCTCGGCCGGCGTCGGCATCGGCTGCGTGCCGGCCTGCACTTGTTGCAGCACGTCATAGGCATGCATCCAGACCGCACTGCGCCAACTCAGGAACGCGGCACCTTCGGCCTGGAACGGCTCACCGCTGGCCTGCGCCGCATAGCTGCAGGCCGACACGATATTGTCGTAGCCCTGGGCCTGCGCTTGCCGGTCCAGTTCGGCCTGGATCGCGCCAGTATTGGCGGCGATTTGCTGCTCTGGTGTCGGCGCATCGGCCGGTTCCGGCGCATTGCCGGCATCGCACCATGCGAGATAGTCCGCATAGTCACGATTCGCCGGATCAAGCGGAATGATGGCGGAGTCGTCCAGCCGAATGATGTTCCCACTCCCGATCTTGTAAGCCATGCGTTAAATCTCCGCTGCGGCTGCCCAATCCGCCACTACACTCGCATCACCCGACCCGGTGCCAGTGGTCGTGCCACCGAACCCGAACCCACTCACACCGACGTTTGCACTGCTCGGCCCGTTCACAATGCTGCTCACCGTGGAATTCGAAAAGGTAATGGTAGGCGAGGCCCGTTTGGTTGCCTTGAAGCACACGGGAGCGAACAGATTGCTACCCGACGACTGCATATACCCGTTCACCATACTTCGGCCGACCTCGTAATATCGCTGGCACATGGCGAGTTCTGCACTGTAATGGCGCCGCTCAAACGTCGATGCCGTGGTGCCCGGCTCCAGCTGCACCTTGCCAACTGTGCCAGTGGCGAATTCCACCGTGATAGACTGATTCGCCGTCGCGCTGGCGGTCGTGATCGGACCATTGGCATACGCGCCAGAGGTGGTGGCGCCATTGATCGCCACCCGCATCTGCGCGGTGCCGCCGCCATTGTTCAGTGTGTACTGACCGCCCTCGACATTCACGCCCTCGACCACTTGCATCAGCGAACCGGACGTAATCGTGATCACCGTGTCATTGCCGGAAGCCGCAAATGTGTAGGTACAGCCTGATGCGCCGGCCTTCCAGCGGTCATGCCCGTAAGCGCCCGCGGCAAGCGTCACGGTTCCCGATACGCCGCGCTGGTTGATGGCGAAGTTGCCATTGATGATGCGGTTGCGTGATGACGATGAGCCAGCATCGCCTATGCGGTTAATGATGGGATTGACAGCCGCATTCACCGCCGTGGCGATCTGTCCGAATGCGGCGCTGTCGTCCGCTGCCGTGCCGTTCGCCATGCCGGTATGCTTGAATCCGCCCATCGGCAAATTGGCAGTCGGCACCGTCTGCCCGTCTTTTGACAGGCTTTGCGATAGCGCAGCGGCTATATCGTTGAGCGTGGTATTGTGGGTGGATGAGGATATTGCGGTTCCGGTTTGGACCGGATTGCCCGCGGGGAGGCTGTATACGCCTGTACCGTCACGTGCCATGAAAGGCTCCTTTGTGGTTTATACTGCCGGAACGTCATCCCGACGTGCCAATAAAAAAGCCGCACAGGGCGGCCTAAAACTATGAATGAGTACGAATGGCTGAAGTACCTAGCCGCTCCGTTGGGTGTAATGTTCTACGGCTATCTCTTCCATCTAGCGGAGAGGCGTCGCAGCCGCAGAGCCGGACGAGGCCCCACCAATGGCGAGAAGCTTTACCATCATTTTTATCTGCTCGGGCGTCAAATCCGCCTTACCTACCGGCGGTTGCGCGGCAAGCCCACGACTGATAACCCGCTGGTTATCGATGGCGTTACGCGCCGCATTGACTAATGCAGCAGTTGCCGGAACGCCCGGCAACTTCGTCATCAAATTCATTGCCGCGCCTGCCGTGTTGGACGTATTGACCGGCGCCGCAGTCGGCGTGCTGTTAATGTACGAGCCGACCCGCCCCACTGTTTTCA